ACAACGCCGTGGCCTACGAAACAATAACTCTTGCATTTTTAAAAGTTAAGATAATATGAAAAGCTTTTTTAAAAACTTAAAATCTACAGCTTCATATTTGGCAGGTCTTCAGATGTTTTTAATTGATTAGAAAACAATTCACTGAACATTGAATAGATAGGATAGTCGAACGTATCAGAAAAATGCGTTGCATGTTGCTGCTCTACACTCTTACGCTGTTCGCTTCGTTTATCTTTTTTTAATCCAGAAGATGTATCTATAATTTCTGCGAGTTCTAAAGAAATAATTAAGTTAGGACAATTGGCAGAATTAATTCTAATCTTAGGTAAACGACCACGACCATCTTCTCTAAGCATTACATTTATAAGCCTAAACTTATCCATATAACTAGGGTTGTTACCTACAGTCATTAGGGTAACTTTCCAACCGGCATCTCTTAATATTTTAGCAGCCTGTTCTGCAAAGGTAAACTTACTGTTTGCAACTCTAGAGTTACCAGATCTATCTCCATAGAATCTAATAGTCTTGTTTGGATAAGATGCATAATAAGGTATAAATTCTTCAATAAACAAGTGATCTAATATCTTAGGAGATTTTACATAGAATTCTTTTAAAACTTTGTATTCTCTTTCTTGAAGTTGCGACACTGTTAATGTATTAATGTTTGCACCCCAATCTACCGAAATTAATAAAGGTTGTGTTGTATCTAAATCAGCATCCTGTTTACAATTAAAGCTACTACCATCTAACTTCATTAAATCAATCGATTCTAGATAAGAGTTATCTTTTTTAGTATAATAATGAATGTCTGGGTTTAATTGAGAATAGTAACCATCTGTTATTTCCTTTGGCCTTATATTTAGCATTTCTGCTTTATAAAGAACAGTATTATTGCCATAACCTTCTTTCATGTATTCAAAGTAATCTGGTCTAACATTATCTAAATTCCAATGAGCAGTTGCACTATGAAAGAAATACTCATTAGGTTTTTCTATCATTAGTTTTTCTGCTTCTGTAAACCATTTACCTTTCTTTGTTACTGGAGTAGAAGAAATATAAGTTTCTGAAAACATAAATGGATTATCTCCATAAATAGTTTCTGCAACTGCTCTATTGGTGTTTTTAACATTTACTGCTAGTTTTTCCTGATCTATTAAAGCGGCTTCATCAACTAAAAAACCAGAAGAATTAATACCACGTCCACTATTGGAGCTATTAGGAGAATCTAAGCCTACTAATTGAAAAACAGTTCCGTTAGAAAAATGAATGATATTATTCCATTGATTAGGTGTTTCATAAGGTAATCTATAACCCATTTTTTTACCCTCACTAGAGCCAACTATATAATCTACACCTTCATAAATGCCAAAAAAAGTCAATCCTTTTTTAGTTGATTTAAGCGTGTTTGATAAAATTTGAGCATAAGTATTACCAACTAATATAAAAGTAGCTCTTGGCATATATTTACACATCATAATCATAAAATACGCTAGAATTGTAGACTTACCAGTTCCACGTCCCCATTCTAGGTATTTTATCTTTTGTTTAGCAAGAACAGCAACTAATTGTGCTAGATTTAATTTAATTTGTTTTTTCATCTTCTGGCTTTACATAACTGAAATCAACATCAATAGTTTCTGGTAAATTCATGTTTATTTTTTCCTTCTGATTTAAAAAGTGTTCTATTAAAGCATTTTGTTTTTCTGATATTACAACATCATAATTTTGAGTTTTAATTTTATCAGGATCAAAAACACCTTCTTCTTTTCCGAAATCTAAAATTTTATCAATATCTCTTTCTAGTTTAGCTGCTAATTCTAAATTCTTATCTTTTAAAGCTAATCCTATAATTTTACGTTTTCTTTCTATCTGTATAAATTTCCATGCTTCTTTATTAAACTTTCTAACACCTCCAAAAATAAGTTCAGTTTCATTTATCAGCCTATAAGCAGATGATAAACTCATTTCATATTTTCTCATTATCATATCAACAGGATCAAACAAACTGTCTGCATCTACAATTCTCTTAAAAGTGAATTCTATTTTAGCTTTTCTATCAATTTCATAAGGAGTTAAATCAATATCTCTTTCCTCAAAAAATGAAGCTAAAATATTTTCTGTAGAATTGTCTTTTCTCGCTAAAGCCATTTTTCTCTTACTCATAAAAGACTCTTTATTTTCTTAATATTAATATTCTTCTGATGGATTTCTTTCTCACCTTTGTTAATCTTATTTTCAATTAAATGCTGTTGGTGTTTATCTGGTTCGTTTTCTAAATCAGAATACCATTGGTCCACACGCTTTTGTTGTTTAGATTTAGAACTTTCTAAATTTCTGCGAGTTTTATCCAGATCATACTTTTCCATCTTTTCGTAATCCGGAACAGTAGAAGGTAATATTGTTTTAAACTGATTCCAATGATGTAATTCCTTCCAAATCAAATCACGCTCTTCATCTAAAGAATCTATTTCTAACATAATTTTTAGAGCATCATCTTCTGCTTTAGCTGGTAAATCATTTAATTGAAACTTTAGTTCTATCATATCATAAAAAATATTTCTAGCTTTAGAATATCTAATTCTTAATTCTGCAGGTAAATCTCCAATCTTAACCATAGAAAACTCTTGCTGTAAACTTTCTTGAGTAACTGCAGTTCTTTCTACTTCTACATTTATAGTTTTTTGGGTAATTGGTTTAGATGGTAAGGGAGTAATAATTTTCTTTTTAACCAATTTTGGTTTATCGGTACCGTTTTTATATCTTCTAAGTTCAGATACTAGCAAAGACATGTTTCTATTAGATTTACCTTTGCTTAATGTTTTAAAAACTCGTGTTTTCTTAGTAGGTAACATTGCATAAATAGCAACACCTTCATTGTAATTTTTAGAGTTTTTAAACCAGTTAGAAATTATTTCCATACTGTAAAGAACATTAAATGGCAAGAGTTAAAAAAGGACATAAAAAAACCACTCATAAAGAGTGGTTTTCCTAAATAACTAACTAAATCAAAAAAACAATATCACTAAGTAACAAAAGATTCTAATTTATGATCTGCAACTTTTTTTAATTTCTTAGTAGATTTTACCTCTAAAAGCAAATTAACTTCTTCTGCAGATACAGCTTGTAAAATTAAATTTACAAGTCTTTTTTCTGAAAGTTTCTGCTTCTTTAAATAAGGAACTACTTCTTCTGTAATTCCAATAAACGGAAACCTTCTATTTTCATATAACGCTAATAAGGTTTCATTAGATAACTCATTTCTGGTATCTATACGACCAATATTAGGTACATGATATATTCCTAACTTAAATGTAAACATTATACAGCAGGGGTAAACTCTGTAATTGTTCCGTCATAAATAGGAGCAGGGCAACCTTGCACATCTGCAAATTTTAAAGGCACACCAACAACGTCTCCAGCTTTTGCACCAGTAGAAGGGGTTGCTTCTGTCATAAAAGCAGGAGAAGTAGCAGAACCTAATTGTACATTGTCTCCGTTTAATTGAGGAATAACAAAGATCATTGGTACGTTTTGGTACTTTCTTAAAAATCCTTTACTCTTAGCAGAAATATTTGGTAATGTTCCTGCAAATGAATTTGCCCAACTTTTACTTCCTTTTTCTCCTTCTGCAGAACTTTCTACCATACCAGTTTCTGGTAAAACAGAAATTTTAAAGAAACCTTTTCCTTCTTCAAATGTATGGGGTCCAACAATGGTTGCTGCGGCTGCTAAATCTGTTACTGCATCTTTTGCAGGTAACTTATCTATAGTAAGAAATTCACTAACAGGGCATGCAAAAATATCCATAGGAGAAACTCCTGGTACATTTTCTGTATTTGCGCAAAAATCTAAATTATCTGTATTAATAGTATCTTGACTCATATTAATAAATTTGTTCTAAAAAGTTACTGTTTCCGTTTACTAACTCTAGCATTATTTCTTCATCTGCAATAATATCATCTAAAGAAGTTTTAATACCATCTATGTTTAAAGTTTTAGGAGCCGATTTTTTAAATCTAAATCTTTGCCCTTTTTCATCTTTATACACTTTTCTATTATCCTTAACAGGATTCTTAGAAGCTCTTTCTATAGCAGAATTTTCATCTGCTTTTTTATCAGCTAAAATTTTAGCTTCTTTTTTAGCTTTTAAAGCATTTGCTACTCTAAGTTTTTTAGCTTCTAACTGTCTTAATTGAGTTGCATTTAAAACAACTTCTACTTCTTTTGTAGTAGTTGCTGTTAACGCATCAATATCTGCTTTTAGAGTAGGTAAATCCTTATCTAAAACTTCAATACCTAATTCAATAGCTTTATCAGTAGTTTCTTTTAATTCAATATCAAAAATTAAAGTATCTAAATCTTTACCATCAGTTTCTAAACCTAAAGAAGTAGCTTTTTCTATTGTATTTTCTAATACAATTTCTGCTTCTTTTGTTTCTATAGCTTCTTCTAATTTAGCATTAGTTGTTAATCCCTCGGTATTAATACCGAGGTTTAAACATATATCTAAAAGTTCTTTTTTGTTTGCCATAATTTATAAGATTAAAGATTAAGGTACTACAACACCATCAAAATCATAGTATTTTTGATTTAACTCTGTAGATCCTAAACCGTATTCTGCATCTACGTAGTTTGCGATGTAAGCCAACTCATTAATCCAGAAATCGTAACCTAACCAAAACTCCATAAATACTTTAACCTTATAGTCTTGTATTTGTACAGAAGTAACTCTTGGTGGGTTATCAATTTTATCAATCATTTTGATAAGGTTCCCTTCTGTTGTTGCAAAAATTAAATCATCTTCTAATTCTGGAATAGCAACAATTTCTCTTTTCCCTAAACGAGATTTTAAAACATCGTTTTGAAATTTATTTTGCCCAAACTGCTCTTCATACTGAATAATATAACGTTCTGCGTTATTTTCACTCATAAAGATTTTTTTAATCTTCTTCTTTTGCTTAGAAGGTAATTTTCTTTCAAAAGTAGTTACTTGATCTACAATATTTGTATCTGTTAAAGCAGAAATAGGAATTCTAAAAGCAGGGTGAGCTGTATTTGCTAAAGCATTATCAGTTACTTGTACAATACCATCAATAGATTCTCCATAATTACCATCAGCATTAGCTGCAGAATAAACACCATTAATAGATAAATCTGCTAAATCATCTTGAATTTTTGGAGCAAATTCTTCACGCATAATATATTCAGAAATAGGCATTGTAAACATATCTTTTTCTTCATCATAATATTCTGCATAATATGTCCCCAAAATTTGAGAAGGAATTATTGGGAAGTTTACTTTTTGATGAAAGTTTTTTAATATTTTACTCTTAATTTCTAACTCTCCTAATTCTTGCCATTCAGCTTTAAAACCTTGTACTAAGTGTCCTAAAATTGTATGTGGTGCAGGAAACTGACCTTTTACTTTTGTAACAAGTTTACAATGTTTATCTAAAACATTTTCACTGTTATGAATCATAGCAGGTACCAAAGTTGGGTTTGCTGCTAAATGTGAGTTAAGCTCTTTAGCTACGTCTTCTATTTGCATAATTATTTAATTTTATAAATTGAACTATCAAGATCTACATACTCAGGCATAGCTTCAGTATTTCCTTGTTTATTTTCTCCTAAATTGGTGTGTTCTGCTCCTGCTTCTCCTCCTAGAGTCGCAATTTTACTTTTCATAGCAGTAAATGCAGTAGCAACATCAGTTACTTTAGCATCTCCTTCTAATTCTAAAACAGTGTTTACTTCATCTACAATAGCAGTGTTAGAAGTTGTGTTACCTATAATTACATCATCTACTAATTTCTTAGCATCTGTAACTGTTTGCAATTCTGTTTGTAAGTCCGATATTTTAGAATCTACCTTACCGGCTTCTTCTTCTGTAAGTAAAACACCATTTTTTGTATCGTCAACTTCAAAAGTTGTATCTAATACAGCTTCTAAAGCATTGTATTTTGTATTCATTTTTGTGGTTTTTTTTGCGTTTTGTTTTGGATTGGTATTACTATTTGCCTGTGTATTTAAATAACTAATAGCATCTTCAAAAGAACCTAAAGAATCTATTAAACCAACATTTAAAGCATCTTCTGGTCCATATACTTTTCCATGGCAAGCTTCATCTTTTAATTCTGGTCTAAATGATTTTACATCATTTTCAAATTTTGTAGCTAAAGGGTTTAAAGATTCTTGTAATAATGTAAAATCTCCTTCTTTAGCTTTTCTAGAGACTAAGTTTTTATCAAAACTAGATTCAGCATAAATATCAATCATCTCAATACCTTGCTTTTCTAAATATTTATCGATGTTTTTATAGCTAGTCATTGCTCCAATAGATCCAACTAAATCTGCATCTGGTTCCATAAAAACTTTATCAGTAGCACTTACTATATAATATGCAGCAGAACCAGCAACACCATCTATGTATGAAGCTGTAGGTAAACTATAGTTTTTAATGAATTTTGCAAATCTTCTAGTACCAGAAGCTTCTCCTCCAGGAGATGAAGTAAAAAACAAAACAGAATCAACCATTTTATTATTTTCCCATTCTTTCATTGTAGAAATCATAGAAGTAGTTCCTATAGGCCCACAAAGCTGGTCGTTTTTAAAAACTATTCCAGATAAATTAATAATACCAATTCTATTAGAAGAATTAGTATTAGAGTTTCCATTCATATTATCCTGAATAGAAAAAACAGGTGTATCATTATCAAAAAAAGGCTTTAGATCTTTGTTTTGCAAAAAACCAGAAAGCATTGGTAAATATTCTCCAATAAATTCTGGAGAAACAAACCAACTATTACCTATTACTGATGCTAATGTTTTCTTATTCTTCAAACTGTAAATGTTTAAGTTTTATAACTTTAAAGTACAAGTATATTAACAACTCCGTTTTTAAAAAAGGACATAAAAAAACCACTCATTAAGAGTGGTTCAATATTTTTATAAAATAGAATTTATAAACCAGATGCTAAAGGAGAAGAAAGTAGTCTAGAAACAATATTAAAATCATTAATGTTAACAAATCTAGTTTTTTCTATAGTACTACCACTAATAGAAATAGAATAACCTTGTACAGTACCAGGTTTAAAACTGTTTAATTCTGAAAAAGTAAACAATAATGGTTCTTTTGTAGTGCCATATAAATGCTGACTATCTTCTTTTTGGAGACAAATAAAAACTTCTTTATTATTGAATTTAGACAAAGCACTTTGTATGTCTTCTGTTTGTGGTGTTACTTTACAGCCAATACTATTATTAAATAAAGTAGAGCCAGTAACAATTTTAGAACTACTACTAACAGAAACATTTTCTGGTAATAAATTTAGAAATAAAACAGTTGCTGCTGTATTAATATTAGATAGAATATTGTTTAGATCTTCATTAGATGTAAACCTATCAAAAAAGCTAAAATCTTTAGCTAAATAAATAACCGCTTTAGAAAAAGTATCTAAGTTAAAATCGTTCTGTTTGTTGTAAATTTTATGTAGCATAAACCCTTATATTTAAAGGGACAAATTAGGAATATTCCGATTTTGTCCCCTGCTTTTTTTAAGCAGCATTTTCTTTTAATTTTAGTTCTTTTTCGGCTTTTTTTCTCTTGAAATCTCTATAAATAGAATCAATCTTTAATTCATCTTCAGAAATATTATAAACGTCTAAAAAATTTCTAATAACTTCTAGATATTTATCATCATGTAATTTTTTATTTAGAAAACAATGAGAATATAATTCACCTCTAAACATTTTATCTATTAAAGTATTAAAAACCTGACCTTTCTTAACACCTACAAACACTCCATTCTTTAAATACTGATAGTCTTTTATAATTATATTAATAGATCTGGAGTATTTTTTTCTAGAGATGTCAATATCCGTATTTCTGTTTAATGAAGAAAGGATAATGTTTCCTACAATATCAGACCTTTCTGCCAGAATAGTATCAGAGCCATATTTATGTACCAAATATCTATATACATGATCTGCAACAGGAATAGTTTCTGTAATTGAATAATCGGTTGGCATAAGTCTTTTTTGTAAAAATAGCTATTTTAATAGAAAAGTAGCTAAAATTTAGACTAAAAAATAAAAAAGTAACCAGAGTAAAAAAAATAAAACCGCTGAAAGGCAACAAAATTCTGTAATTCTGTAATCTTTTATAATTATACTACTTAACTATTTGATTTTTAAATAAATAAAGATTACAAAACCACCTATCTATTTTTGTAATCCCTATTTTTTCATTTTGTAATTTTTGTAATCTTTAGGTTTAGTTCTTATTTTATTACATTTTTTTTGTAATCTTAAAAAGTAATTACAAAACTAAAAATAAAACTGTAATCTTTTAAAGCTACTGAAATCAACAGTTTAAAGCTATAATTTGTTAAAGATTACAAAATTACACTTTTTTTTACTTTTTATATTTTTGGGGGTGTGGGGTAAAATGGCTTGCAGACAAAATTTGATTAATTACATAAATAAAAAAAAGAGCTGCTATTTAGCAGCTCTTTTAACATGAAAAGTAAAAAGGAAAATAACACTGGTTTTAAACAGCAGTTAAAAGTGGAGTAGGATGCAATTCTTTTAATTGGAAACGTTTCTGAATGGTTTTATCTGCAAACAACATTGCACGTTCTAAAGATTCTGTAGCTAGATGTAAATAACGATCTGTAGTTTCTGATTTTTTGTGTCTTAATATTTTCTGAATAAATTTAATATCCATTCCATTATCTAACCAGTGCGTTGCTCTAGAATGACGTAAATCATGTACTCTAATTTTTTTTCTGATGTTAGCCTCGTTTAACGCGTTATTTAAAACTTTACGGATACTAGAAGCAGAATATTTAGGAGAAGATTGTCCTTCAAATAAAAACAGCTTTGGTTTGTATTTCTGATAATAAACACGCAATAGGTTTTTAGTTGCTGCAGGAATAGGAATATAAGCATCTTTGCCGCCTTTTCCGTTTACTATTTTAATGATATTTTTTGTCTTGTCTATATCTGTAACTTTTAAATTAATACACTCTCCAACTCTTAGAGCACAACTATAAATTAATTGAATAATAGCTTCATGCTTTAAATTGGTAATAGATCTAATTACCTGCTGCATTTCTATTTCTGATAAAATATTTGGAATAAATTCTGAAACTTTAGGTTGTGGAATTTTCTTTATAGCATTAGAATTTAGTATGCCAATAAAAAAGTGATTCAATGCGCCATGAGTTTGCTTTATAGTTCTTGCAGCTCCACGTTGCACCATAAAAGCAACTAACTGACTTTTAGTAATTGCTCCTGGTTCTGGATGAGCTTCTAAAAACTTAGTAATTATAGAACTGTATATGGTAATTGTTCTAGGAGCTAAACCAAGCATTTTTAAATAATTCTGATAATCTTCAATGTACTTTTTCATAGTTTTTATTTTTGATTATAATTAATATTTTTTAAAAGGTGCGTATATAGGGGCGTTAGCTTTAATTGCCTTTAAGATAGTTAAGTGCTTTTTGCAAACGTTCTTTAAAATCTTTTTGGTCACTTTTTAAGTAAGGTGGTCTTTCGTAGTAATAGAACTCTTCTAAAGGGTTGTTTAAATTAACTTCTGGCATATCAAAAATCTCATCGCTCGGCAACTCAAAGCTAACAACGGGTATAGTTAATTTAACATTTTCGTTTAAACGCTTTAGCATATCTATAACATCTTGCGTATTCATTGTTCTATACCTATTTTTATAGGTTTCTAATTGTCTTACTGCTTCTTTAATTTCTTCCATATTTATTATTTATTTACTGTTAAACTAACCATACCCAACTACGTTGGTAACAATTAAATTTTCTCCTTGTCAAACCTTAATTTATATCTATATCCGTCACTAGTAGAAGTCATTTCAATATGTGTCTTTAGGTCAAGTACGTTCATTGTTGCAATTAAGGTTTTAGATACTATCTCTATTAATTCGCTAAAATCCTTTTCTTCTTTTTTTGTCATAATTTATCTACTTATAAAATTTAACTGTTACCAACAGCACATATAAAAAATAAAACTATTTAAGTGCTTTAGGTAGGCATTGCCAATGTGTAGGTATAACATCACATTCACCATTATTCCATTTATATAGTTCGTTTTTTTCGTCATAATAAGCGCAATCTGTCCAATCATCTAGGTAGTTGCTTACAAGAAATTTCCAGTTTTCATCTTGTTCTTTTTTAGTTGGCAATCTGTCTGTTAATTTAATCCATTCCATAATTTATATTTTATGTTTATTTATTAGTTTTACTATTTTATATCCGCAATACATTCTAAACAAAAAAAATTATTGATGTTTTTTCCTCATTCCAATAGGGTATTTATAAAACATTTGTAGGTTCTTTTCTGTGAACTCTTCGATTGCTGCATTTTCTTTTTTATCTTCTGCTGCAATTATCAATGTTCCGTCTTTTTTAAAATATGCTTTCATAATTTTTTCAGTTAAGAACACTGTATAAAGTTCAGCGTTCGGTTTATTTTTTTCTTTAGTTTTTAATTCTTTGTTCTTATGTACTTGGTTTGATTTTGTTCCTTCGGAACAATGCCGCACCTTATACATAGGAGTTGGCAGTAATTATTAAGTCACTACCACAAATTTTCTTTCAGTTTTATAACCTTTATCTTTTAGCTTTTTTTCAGCTTTTTCAATTTCCAAAGTATCAGAAGGTTTAAACAAATTTGCTCCTGCTAAACTCCAAGCTGTTAATATCCTTTTATTTTTGTAAGAGTTAAAATATCTATCTCCTACCTTAATTACTACTGCGTTTTCAATTGCATTCATTCTTATTAATTTAATAACTACTGCCAACACCTTATAAAGTTCAGCTGTAGTTGGTTTATATTCTTTTTTACTTATTCTTTGTTCTTCCTTATTTGGTTTAGTCGGTTTTCCTTCGGAAAACAGCCGAAACCTTATAAGTCGAACGTTGGCAACAAATAAAAAGCCACCAACTCATACGTTCCAATCTTTATAATTTTAAAGATTCTACTATCATTTCTAAAGGCATTTCTTCTGTAACTTTAAAATGAAATCCTTGTCTACCTGCTTTTATAATTTCTCCTAAATGAAAAACATAATATCTTTTACCTAATTCTGCTCCCCAAAAAGTTTTACCTGTATTCTTTTCTATTTCTCTAATTTTTATAACAAATTGAGGTCTGTCTTTTGCGTAACCATTAGAAAAAGTAATTGTATCAATTATTGGATAATAAACCTCGTTTCTAATTATTGTAGGAAAAAGAGGTTCAAATCTTTTATCATAAAATGGTTTTATATCTCGATATTCTTCTGTTTTTTCTCCAGATAAAATCATATCAAACCATTTTCTTTTTAAATTTAAGTGTATTGTATTTTCTGTCATTGCAAATATTTTAGTTCGCACACTCACTAAGTGGCTTTTTATCAGTTGCCAACACCGTACAAAAATAAAACGGTTGGTTTTGTCTTAATTCTTAGTTCTGTTTTTGTTTATAATGGCTTGTAAATTCCTTCGGAATTTCCTCGCATTTGTAACCGTTCAATTCTTGTACAAATACGTTAGAATACAATATGCTTTGCCACCGCTTTTTGCCAACGCTCAATAAAAGAGGTGCGGAAAAGCACCACATTTATTCTTTTCCGCCTCCGCTTTACTAGCTTTATTCCTTTTTAAATAAATCTAATTGCTCATCTACTACGTTTTTATCCAAACTATTTAAACGTTGTGAAGCATTTTTTACAGAAGATTTTAATTCTTTAATTTTTTGCACTCTTGTATCTTCTTCTAACTCTTTTTCTAAAGCTTCTATTTCTAACTGCAATTTAGTTTTCTCTTTTAAAATAGAAGTTCGTTTTGTGAAGGTGTCAAAAAGAGCATCGTAACATTCTTTTTTGTAATTTATAACATCTTGCTTTATTTCTGGTTTTACTTTATTTGGGTTAATTGTAAATAACCATCCAAATACATATCTTAATGAAATAACTCTCATTTTATACGTTTTCCCATCAGCACCAGTTGCCCCCCTTAACGGGGTTAACTGACTTAAAATTTCATCACTATTTATCTTTTCTATTTGGTTGTCATAATCAACTCCAATAGCTTCGCAAATTGGTTTAATTGCTACAAACTTTTCATTGTAATAAGATTGTATGGAAATCTCTTTTTCGTTTACTGTAATAACTTGATTGCTCATAATTTTAATTTTAAAGTGTTAAATTTTTTGATACTGCTTCGCTTACTAAATCTCTTTTTGACCAAAACCAAAAATTTACTTCGTGGTTATCTCCTATAAAGCGTAATGCAATTATGGTATGTACAAATAATTCATCGCTTCCTTCTATATTGATAATCTTATCTTCTGGAGATGGAGGATATTCTTCAATTTGCTTTCTTAAAGAATTCATACTTTCTTGGGCTTCTTTACTTTTAAGAAAAGTAAAAGGGTCTTTATTTAAAATGCTACCTAGTTCAATAATGTTGACCATTACTGTTTTATAACAATCAGCTTGAAAGGTTAGTGGTAGTTCTGAATAATAAAAGGTTTTTTCCATAACTAATTTTGGGTTTTATAATTAATAAATTTTTGTAAATCTGTAGGATTGTCTTTTACTAAAAAAGTTAAGGAAAGTGCAGAGTTTAAAAAGGCTTTAATAGTCTTTTTTTCTTTGTCGTTGTAAATTTGCTCATCTAAAGAAAGTAAACTATCGTGCAATAGTTGTTGAGCGTTTGGGATAAACTCTAAATGTCCGTCAAAGGAATCTAGCCAGTAAGCTAATTGAGTTTCGAATTGGTTAACAGTTACTTCTGTTTTGTTTTCATTTTCTGGATGTTGCATAAGAAAATTATTTAAAATTAATAAAATAAGAGCGTAGCTCCCTCTAAGATTGCAACATCCTCTAATCGCAGAGCAAAAAGAACAGAGAGAAACTACGCCTATGTAGTTATTATTAAAATTAAAAATTGATGGATTTACTCTACCAATTAAAGAATGTTGCAGTGCAAACATACAAATTATTTTTTAATATTTTCTAATTATCGCAAACAGTTGCAAAAAAGCAACCCTTTGCTACACGTGTTAGCCCACGCTAGCATACAGTATCTAACACCGTACAAAGCCCATTCCCTTCGGGAAACGTGCCTTGTACGATTCCGTTAACTCGCTATTAAATCAGAATTTAAAAGCATTTTTATTTCTTTTAAATCATCTAAAACAAACATCAATTTATTAGAAGCTTTTTGTTTTAGATTTTCTTTTGTTGTGTTTTGGTTGATGTAAAAAGGGCCATCAATAGACTGTCCGCTTTTTAAATAATAGGTAGTATTAATAATTAAACAATTGCCTTGTAAAATATCGAACTGACCAACTCTTTTTAAAGGTAGATCTACTACTAAAGATTCTTGATACTCTAAAGGATCTATTAAAAAAACCTTTTCATCATTTAATAGCTGATACAATTCTCTGTAATAAAGCAAATCATCTTCATTAAAAGGAGCGTTTAATCTATACGGACCTATAAAACCACCTGCATCATTTTTATAGTACAGTTGTTTATCTTCTATAATAGAACCCATTCCTTTATCAGAAAAAATGTCTACCAATTTTGCAGGTCTTAAAAAAGTGGTTAGTAATAGCGTTTTCATAATTATTCTCCTAAAAAGTCTAGATTATCTACTTCTCCATTTACATCAACATCAGAAGCAATTTTATTTGCATTGTTTATGGTAGTTTTTATGTAAAAACATTCTTGGGTTTTACTATCTATTAACTGAATAATTCTACCATCTTTAACACCTTCTTCTGGTGGATTAAATACGTAGTTATTAAGTTTACAAAAAGCCTTTACAGATTTCTTAAAACTGTTAGAAGATTTTTTACCACCTGTTTTCTTATAATCATCAAAAGCAGAATTTCTACTAATAATAACATCTAGATTATTGTTTTCTTTAGAGAAAAACACATTTGCCCAACCTCTAAAAGCATCGCCCATTTCCGCCATTAAATTCCTTTTGTTTACGTTATCCATAGGTGGGTCTATTTTATCGCCACAAGACAAATAAAACTGTACTGCTTGGGCACAAAAAACATAAAAATCTAAATATTCAGCTTCTGTAAAATCATTAAACAAATCTTTACCATTAAAATCATCAGAAACACGTCTGGTTTGTTTGTATTCATTGTCTTTATTATGATGGTAATAATCTGAATTTACGGTAAACAATATTCTTCTAGATGAAGAAGGATCTAAATTTAAAGGCGGAAAATTAGAAGTACCACAAAGTTTAGGAGAATCTTCAAAATTAATAGTAAAACCAGATGTTCCTTTTGGGTTTACCTTCATCTTACCGGTAATTTCAGAAAAGAATTGTTGAAATGGAAAGTACTGATTCATATCATCTATAAAAACATAGTCTGTATCTTTAGAAACTCCATCAAATAAGAAATCAGAATCCACCGCTTTTTTAGAGCGTCCTGGTATAAAGAATTGATTCTTCATGATTTTTTCTAGATAATCGTACATTAAAGACTTTCCAGAACCACCATGGCTTTCTCCTATATCAGATAATTTATTATCTATACCAAAAACAAACCATGCTTTAGATTTTACTTTGTATTTGTGTAGCAAATAACCAATTGCATAAATTTTATTAATTAAGTGTTGTTTTTGCTCTAGAATTTCATCTGCATTTAAACGAGGGCCACCAATATTAAACTGGTGTTCTTTGTAATAAGCCAATGCTTCATTTGCTTGACTTGGTTTAAAGCTTTCTTCTAATTCTTTACGCCAATGAATTCTACTAGCATTAACCAGGTAGTTTAAATACTTGTTTTCTTTGTTAAAAATTTCAATATCTAAATCTCCATCAGCATCTTTACCAACTTTAAAATGAGGTTCTGTAAAAGCGGTTTCAAACTGACGTTCCGTAATTCTTTCTGGAAAATCAATAACCTTGCTTTCTATTACCATTTTATCTATAACTCCGTTTTTATGAATTTTAATTCCTTCTTTTTTAATTTCAACTACATTTTTTTTGAAGAACCAAAATTGCGTATCTGCATCAGCATCTACAAAGTCTATTTCTACAATTGGCAATTTAGAAAGCATTGCTTCTTTTAAATAGGGTGTTTTTTTAACCATATTTCTTAAAGGAATTGGCATTTGGCGTTCCTCTAAAAAGTTATTTACAAAGTTTTCTATTTTATTAGGAGATGTACGTTTTACAATGTTTCCATCAACAAAAATGTAACAGTATTCTTCTTTTTCAAAAGGTGTTTCCATTCTGTAAAAACCTTGGTGTTTTAAAAAGTGTTCTGCATGTACAATGTTATAGATATACTTTGTTACACCATCTTTTGTTTGCTCGTCCCAAAACTTCATTGGTAAAGCGTTTGCTATTAATTTCTTAAACGCATTTTTAACAATATGAGGTCTTTCTTTGTTGTATTTTAGGTTTACAAAATCTAAAAAATCTTTTCTTGGGTTTCCTCTCCAATCTTTAGATTGCAACAAATAATTAGGCAACCAAATAGTTTTAATTTCTAAGTAATCTAAACCAACCTTTACCGCTTGTTTTACACCAGTTTTATCTATATCTGGTAAGTTGTAAATATTATTAGCTAGTTTAGTTAATTCCTTATACAGATCTCCTGTTAAAGAAGCTGTTTCACTATTTAACCAAATAACAACATTTCCAAATGATGCAACATTTAAAGCATCTCTATCTCCAGAACAAATAATAATACTTTCTAATTTTTGTTCTGCTTCTGTAGGGTATTTATCTACTTCTGCATCTTTTAAAACATTTGCTTTATGTTTGGCAGCCATTTTTTCTACATCATCTAAACCAAAAACATAGTTTTTAGGTCTGCCTCCTGCATATCTAAATCGGTAAGATTTATCTGTAGATTTAGGTTGATAAATCTTTTGCCAATCGCCAAAATCATAAACAAAAACTGGATATTCTTCTGTACTTTCTGTAATAGTTACTTCATGCTCTTTTACATAACCATAACTTTTAACAGATTTTAAATGAAAACGATCTGCAATAGCATTATTTACTTCTGGACCAATAACCAACAGTTCTGCAGGTGTTAATTCTTCTTTATAATCAAAAACATAAGTACCAGGTACTTCTACATCTGTTTTAGGTCTTTTACTAATAATTGGCTTTGCTGTAAAAGTGGTGTTTTGGTATTCTATCTGGTATAATTTAGCTAACTTTTTACAAGCTTCTCCAAAGGTTAAATTGTCTTCAAACATACAAACTCCAATTCCGTTTTTTGGTTTGTCCCATTGTCCCCAATCTATAACCAACCAAATACCTTCTGGTGTTTTCTTTAAAGAAGCAGAAGCTGTTTTTTCATCTGCTCTCATTTTAAATTTCTTAGTACTACTTTCTCCAACAGTAACAGCTTCTGGATAATAATCTTTTATGATCTGAAAACCACCATCTGTTTGATGTAGTATTGCGTCTGCGAAAGGATATGATTTACTCATGATTGTATTTCTGTTTGAATGTGATAACCTATTTTTTGCAAACGTTTAAGAGCAGATTGCGTTCTCTTGGGGTAATTGGTAGCTTTAAATTTATCTGGCACATACACTGTTGTTTCTGGTAAAGAAATAGTAAAGTGAACACTAACAGCATTTAAAGCATCTATCAGTAATTTTTCTTTAATCATTTTTTAATTTTTTCTTCGTGATAAAATGAATAACTAACCTCAAAACTTTTACCACCACAACTAGGACATTTATTTAAATTAGCAGGAGACTTGTAATACGCAAAAGTTAAATCTGACACTGCAAAATCTTTTTTAGTACCTACAATAACATTGTTGTTAATTTGCTTTTCACACGCTTTACAGGTATGTGTTACTTTTAGGTGTTTTTTGATTTCTTTTGGCATTTCTCTTTATTTTTTAAATAATATTCTCCAACCGTTTCTGGTCCTTTTCGTTTAACAACTAGTAATTTTTGATACACTAATATTTTATCTACTTTATACCGAGCAATGTTTCGTTTTACATTCTGCTTTAGTAACATTTCTACTAATTGATCTCTGACTTTTGATTTTTCCGAGTTGTTTTTCATAGCTTTTAATTCTTTCGTTATAATACTTTAACAAACTTTCTCTTTTTTCCTCGTGTGCAGCATAATTAACATCATCTGCTTTTAAGGCTGTTACTGCATTTTTAAAGCGTTGCAATTCTGTTGTTAAATATTCTTCTCCTTGTTTTGTCATGTTTATATTACATTTTGCTCTTTTGCTTTTAACAATAGAGCAGGTTTAGATTGTGTGTTTGTGTAGGTAAATAGTTTACGTTTAAGAGCATCGTAATGAGAATGACAAACACCAATTGCTTCTGCTATAACAGCATCTTTATAATCATCTGCCATCATATCTATCATTAATAGATCTCTAGGTGTTAAAATGTAAGTATCTATGGTAATTTGTTTTGTTTCCCAATGTAAAGAGGGGCAATTACGTTTGTCTCTAAAGTTTTCTGAAGGTGCTAAAACTCCATCTTTAATATCTGGCGTAGCATCTAAATCGCCAAACATGTAATAGGTAAATAATTCTACCTGGTCTTTTAATTCTTTGTGTATTGCAGAACAAAAAGCAACTGCTTTTGGTAGTTTTAAATACGCTTCTTTTACAAGATTGTATTCTGCGGTTGGTAAGTCTGTAAAATAACTAACGTGGCCGCCACGCATCCATAAAGTTCTTTTTGTTTCTCTATTACCAACAAATTCTATAGAATTATCTGATGGAAATAAACCTGCTATTTGTAGTGGTGCAGATATTTGGTTACTTTTGCAATTGTTAATCATAGGTTTAAGATTTTGTGATTAATTATTATTAAGAACCGGTTGTTAGTGCAATCGGTTTTTTTTGTTTAGGAGTATTTCCTGTTACTTCGTTTATACTTTCTGTAAATAAATTATTTGCAGCTTCTGGACTCATACCAGAATTTACTGCCTTGGCAAATAAATCTTTAATTCTAATTCTTAATACGTTTTTCATAGCTGATGGTTTTTTAAAACCACATCTTAAAAGGTTTCCCCCGAAACGTATAATAAGATGTGGTAAAATTTAAAAAGAAGGGTTTTTGTTTTATGGAGAAACCCTAACCATGAACGTATTTTTAACTAACTAAGCAATTCCCCCAGGAACTGTTACTTTTAAATACCGCCTAAGTCTAATTTTATTTGAAGCTTTTTTGCGGCTAATGCTTTTCTTTTTTCAGAATCTTTGGTTTTTATAAACTCTTGCAATTCTTGTATTCTTTTAAAATTTGGGTCTTCTGCTAATCTTGCTTCTAAAACATGTAATTCTTTTTCTGCCTTTAAAGTTTCTTCTATTGCGTTTTGATGTTTTAAATAATCTCCAAACAAAATTTCATCAATTGTAGAGAAAACCCATATTTCAAAGTCTACATCTAACCAAGCTGCAAATTTTAAAGCTAAAATTCTTGTAAAGTAGGTTCCGTTTTGTCCATGAGTAGAAATTATTTGTTCCTTTTTAAGAGGTGCTGAATTTACACCTACAGGTGGAAATTCAAGTGCGTTTAAAAATGCTTTTGTAGGTTCTGTTTTTAAAAAAACATCTATTCTTTTATTAAATGCTTTTGCCATTTCTGTGGCATTAATCATTACATTTTTGTTATTAGACAAAGCAAAGTGTATTGCTGTATCTTGATAAATAAATTGTGTTGCTTTTGTTTTCATTAGTTTTGTTATTTAAAAATTGATATTATGACTGATAAACAATTAGAGAAATTGCTAAACACTATAGATAACCTTGCCAACCAAATAGAAGATTTAAGTTCTAAATTAGAAGACTTGAGTGGCCATATAGATGCTAACTAACCTTTATGGTGTTTTCTATTAAACTAGCCGTTCTGTAAAGAAGTCTCTTAGCTTCTTTTACCGACAATCCTTTTAGCTTCTGCATAATTTCTTGTTGAAGCTTTTTTTGCTGCTCTTTTTTTTCTTCCATTATTGTATCGATTTTAACAGTTTGTTTCTTTTACGTTCTATCTTTTTATTTTCTTTTAGTTGATTTTCTACAGCATACATAATTGCATCTTCTATTAATACATGAGCAGTTTCCCCATTCATAACTTGTACAACCATTTTACTAGAGTGTGTTTTACTAAACGTATCTTTAACACCCCTTTCTTTTAAAACTGCAATTACCTTACGAGAGTAATGGCTACCTAAAATGGTTTTAAATGCTGTTTTTTGGTCTTCTGTTATCATAGAAATCTGTGTTTGTTAGTTTGTTTTTAATTATTACCTTGCTGTATATTTATTAGCGTTTTAGCTTTTACAAATATAGATAGAATTATGTCTAACTACCAAATAAATGGATAAAAAAAAACCAATATAAAAGAAAGAGTGCTGCAAATAGCTAAAAATCAAAACATTAGTTATGAAAATCTTATTAGATTTGTTATTTCTTACTCTAATTTTAAAGGAAAACAGAAAGAAAGTTCTTTGCAATCTGATGCAATAGATAAAATACTAACTAGATATCCAGATGTAGATTTGCAGTGGTTGATCACTGGAAAAGAAACTAAACAAGCAGAAAAAAAGCAGAATTTTAATAGACGCTAATACGAGAGATTTAATTTTTGAGTATTGGCAAAAAAGAGATAATGCATACTTAACACTTTGTTTGTTGTGTTACTATTGCTTAATAAGAAGAACGGAATTAACAAAATTAAAGGTTGGTAACATCAATCTAGAAAACCAAACTTTATACATAGATTCTGAAGAGTCTAAAAACAGAAAAAACGCAACCATAACCATACCAACACAATTACTAAACCCACTAAAAAAACATTTAGAAGGTGCTAATAAACTTTATTTTTTATTTTCTAAAGATGGTGTTCCTGGTACAGTGCCATTAGTACCAAACTCCATTACTAAAAAATGGAGTTACATGCGTACAAAATTAGGTATTGATAAAAACATACATTGGTATTCTCTTAAAGACTCTGGTATAACAGACTTGCTAAGAGCAGGCGTACCATTGATATCTGTAAGAGATCATGCACGCCATTATAGTTCTGCACAAACAGATACTTATACTCCTAAAGATATGAGACAAGCAGATCCAGAGATTTTAAAATCTAAAATAAATTTTTAAAAACTTTCAAAAATGAAAGTTACTTTATTATACTTTTTATTTTTAGATGTTTTTTTAATCTCTTTTAATAAGTGCTTTTTATTATATTTTATAATTCCTTTTTTAACGTCTAAAATTTCATCTACATGTGCGTAAAAAACATCTTCTATAACTTCTGATGATGTTCTGAATTTTAACCAAGTTTCCCATTTCTTAAAAAAATCACTAATAATTAAACTTCTACCATTAACACTTTCTGCAGCTAATGGTTTATCGTTTACTAACCCATTGTACAAACATAATTTTAAAGCAGAACTATCACTTACATTTAAAGCAGTCTTTATACCATCTGAGACTTCTACCTTTAAAGGATTAACAGGAATATCTATAGTAACTAAGTCTTCTAAATTTTCAGGATCAGAAACTGGTAAAACTCCATTTTTATTAACATAAATACTACTTTCATCAGCAAATTTTAAACCAAATACTTTATCATTATTAACCTCTCTTGATGGGCTTTGATTATCGTATTTAGAAAAGTTGTTGAAAATAACATTAGGCAAAGTATCTGCCAAATAATCTAAGTAAACAACATTATCTTGTACATCTACATCTAAATTAAATAGATTTTCTACAGCATTTACAAAGTCTCTAAAAGTTAGATCTGGCATAAAATTAGCTAACTGATATTTATTTGCAAATAGGTTTAATTTTTCTGCTTGATGCTCATATTTAAAAAAGTTATAATCACTAATACTGTCTTGCTGCTCTAGCAATCTTAAACTTACAGAAACAATACCGGTACTATCTCCTGGATCTACATTTATTAAAAATTCTTCTTCAATATTTACATCAGTATCTTTAAAAGCACCTGCATAAACAACCTTGTTGTTATGCATTATTGTTAATTTAAAATAACTAGAAACTGTTGCAGGTAAATTTATTTTAAAATATAATTTAAAAGTACCTTCTATAGCTGCAGGATAGGTTTTATCGTATTGAGAATAAACCACATCTCCACTTACGTAATTAGATGTAGGTGTTGTAAAATTACTATCATTATAAAGAGCTGTAAAATACCTTTCTAAAATGGTTTCTGGTACAATTACTATTTTATGGTTAAAAACATCATTTACAAAACCACCTTTAATTACTTTATTTTCTTGCGCATAACCAACTTTTAACACCTCCATTAAATAAGGCATTGGTATCATTACATTTTTATTAGCAACTGTAGTTTCTTCTTCTATAGTTTCAAATTCGTTTGCAATAAAATTACCATCTAATGTATTATTAACATACCCTAGGTATTTATCATAACTTTCCTCTCCCTCAAAAGATGGATCTTTAATAGTTACAAAATTGTGCGTTGCTTCTGGCCATTGTTTTGTGTTTTGTGTCTTAGCAAATAATTTAACGTCATGTTCATCTACAATTTCAAAAGGCAGTGTTTTTAGTTTTTTATCATAAACTGGTAAAGTTTCTATACCATAAAACAAACTAACCGAAGCTGTTCTATTTACAATTTTAAACACTTTTAAATAACCATTATGATACTTGTTATCTACTAAAACAATTACATCTATTTTAGTAGGATAATTATAAATATTGTTTTCTAATATAAAACCAAACGCTCTAGCTATTTCTTTTGTTACTATTAAAGAGAATGGATACGTGTAAGATTTTGTAATAGTATCTCTAAAAATATTATTTTTATCTACAGTGGTAACTCCGTTTCTAGATAAATCTAAAACAAAATCATCTACAATTACTTTTATCATCTTTTCGCGTTCTTAAAAGTTAATTTAAAGTTTTTTTGATGCTCTCTAGTTTGATAAATAGGTAATGTTTTAAAAGTAGGTATTACTTCTATTTTTTTACCATCTATAAATAAAAACATTTTAGTAGTATCTAATATTTTATTTAACCAAACAACTTCTTCTGCACTTTCTATAAAACCAGTGTAAACAGTAAATTCTTTTGATGATTCTGTTTGGTAGATCCGTTCATGTACATTAGTTGATGTTTGTACTTCTTGGGTAGAATAAACACCGGTTCCATTAATGGCTGCAGCACCGGTTAATTCAAATAATTCTGGTAATTGCCATTCGTTTTCAAAACATAACATTATAGATTCTGAAGCTTCTTCTCTAATTCTGACATTTATCTCTAAAAAATCGAAATTAATTTTAATAACATCTGTTTCTGATAAATTAAATTCTGATAAATTAACAAAACAACTATACACATTGCTTTCTGCAGCTTCATTTACAGTAATCGTTTTGGTAATTGCACCAGTTATGTAAATATTACCAGGGTTTACAGTTTTATAAGTATGTAAAGCAATTACACCTTTTCTAGAAAGTGTTATTGTATTTGGTATGTAGGTTAATTTGTTTTCTACAATTGGAGTGTAACCATTTAAAAAACTTAAACTATTTACTTTGTAATTAGAGAAAACCGAAGCTGTAAAATAGTCTTTCTCGTAAACATCACAATTAATTACAGCTGGTTGCAGCATTGTTAATACTTTAGATGTTATTGTTTCTGGTATTTCATCTGCTTCTATAATATCTACACATTCATTACCAACTTCTACATAAGATTCTCCATCAACATAAGGAGCTTTTTTAGAATATTGCAATATTTTATTCTTAGCAGTGGTTTTAAAATCTACTTCTAAAAAAGAGGTGGTATTTTCTGATGATAACCGTATTCTTAAATTATCTTCAACAAAATAAAGTTTTCCGTTTTCTGGAATTTCTACCAATATTTCTGATAAAAATAGTTTAACAAATGTTTTTCTAATTTTATTACCTGCAATTAAAGCAATTTCTCCTGCATAAGTTCCTGCTTCTAAAACACCTTCATCTATACTAATATTTATTACATCAGAACCAGAAGAACCTGTTAATTTATTTAAAACCAACCAAGACTCTGAAGATGTTGCAGTCCAAGATTCTGAACTGCTTAAAGAAATAGATTTAGTAGGATTGTAGCTAGAGCCAATGTTTTTAACAAATTCTAATTCTTGTGGAGCCAAGTACAAAAAATCTTCTGGTGTATTACCATCAGAAATAAGTAAAGAAACATTAATGTTTTTAATAGAAACACCATCATCTACTGTAATAACACCCAAATTAGTAGCATCAGACAAACCAGTGGCGTCTACATTTACTGTAAAACTACCATTATTAGATCCGTTAGTAGTAGATGTTGTTAACCATGCGTTAGAACTAGACACCAACCAACTGTTTTCAGAAAAAACTTGTACTATTTTACCAGTTGGATTATCGGCTCCTGTGTCAATATTAAAATCAATGTTTTCTGGTGTTACAGATAATACAATGCTTTCGGTAAAATATAAATAAACATTTATAACACCTTCATTTTTATAAGAAGTAATACCATTATCATCTGTTTCTGAAACCACATCTACAAACCCTTGATAAGTACCTGTACTTAATTGATTAGCTGCATTTGTTACTAAAAAAAAAGGAACATCTACAGTAGTGGCATCTACAACTAAAACCGGAGCATCTATTAACCAACTTGGTAAATTACCAAAAGATACATTGGTGCTTGTTAAATTAGAAAATCTGATAACTACGCTGTCAGGTTCCGAATCGAACTGTTTGTAAGTAAAATTTAATGGATTTACAGATATATCTGCCATAATTTAAGATTTTGCGTGTTGTTTAATATCGTTTAATTCGTCTTCTATTTTCTGTCTGCTTTCTTCATCTTCATAACCATAATAAATACGCAAACCTTTATCTAAATGATTAGATAAACGTTCTAGTTGATACTCTAAGTTTCCGTTAGAAGTTGTTTCTGATGGTAAAGAATCTGTAGTTGAATCATTCGTACTTATAGAACCACCTTTATCTAAAGAAGGTATCTTAGAACCTTTTGCTTTAGCTTCTAGATACTCTAAAACCAAAGGAGTTTCTGGTAATTGCATTATTGGTTTAGATAGCATATATTCTTCTGGATGAATCATTGCCAGTTGTCCACCAATACCATCTAACCCACCAGAATAAGGACCATCAAAAGTATAACCACCACTATCTAAAGACTGTATTGCAGCACCAGCAATAGAAGCAACTTGTACACCTGCATTTATATTATTAGATAATGTCTCTTTACCTGCAATAACTGTATTGATACCGACAAAAGGCAAACCACCTGTTAATGGAGAAGCAGCTACTGCTTTCATGTTTGCAATTGCTAAATTACTTGTTATTTGAGCATTTGCTTTTTGAGTATTTATAAGAATTTCTTTAATAGCTAAACTTTTTTCTATAATAAACATAGCTTTATAAACACCAGATCTTTCTCCTAAAATATTTCTTAAAGCAGAAACTCCAAACTCTAAGGCTTTTGTTTTAGCAGCTTGCAATGTTTGTTCTGCTTTTAAAAGTTTTTCTTTCGTCTTTTTATCTGCTTCTGCGTATTTTTTATCTGCTTCTTCTTTATCTTTTAATTTTTTATCTGCGTATTTTTTATCAATAGCAGCTAATTCTATTTTTTTAGCTTCTTCTAATCTGCTTAATAACTCTTTTTCTCCAAAAGCATCTGCTTCTAACTTTGCATACTTTTCCTCTAAAGCAATTTCATCTTTTATTTTATTAGCTTCATCTTCTGCTAAACCGTCTATTTCTTCTTGTAATTTTGTATCTGCTTCCCATTGATCCAACCATTCCTTTAATTTCTTTTTAGAATTAATAATGGCCTGATCTTCTTTTGTTAATTTTGTATCTGCTTCTTTTTGTTCATCTGTTAAAGTTGGATTATTAGGTGTTGGATTACTATTGTCTGGAGTAGCATTTCCATTAGAAACATAACTATCTAAAGTAATACGCTCTACTTGTACATTTCCATTAAAAGCATTTTTAATGTCTTTAAAATTATCTTTTGCTTTTTGTACCGTATCTTTTACAATATTAGGCAGTGTTGCCATTGCTTTAGAAAAACCTTCTGTAACCTTATCAAAATCTAGAGTAATAATTCCTTCAAAGATATCTGCCAAACCTCCTAAACCTTTTACTACATTTCTTACAACAATACCTATTGTAGAAAAGGTTGTTGTAAAAGTTTTACCTATTAAGGTAACAAGGGCAGAAAATGCACCAGACCTATTATTTAAGTCTATAAACCAATTAATAACATCTACACCAGTGGTTAATATATCTACTAAAATTTTTGTTCCAAAAAGTTTGGCTTTATCTATAAGTAAACCAAAACCCTGATCTCCTGTTGCAAATAAAGCAGAACTAACTTCTTTTAATTCTCTAGTTGTAGTTGCTTGGTCCTTTAGTAATTGCTGACTTTCTGTTAATGGTTTTTTAGTGCCATCTATAGCAATGGTTAAAGCTTCGAATATTTTTTTTGCTCCACCAACATCTTCTCCTGCTCCTTTAAAAACATCTGCAGTTAATTGCCCAAATTGTTGCTGACTTAAATTGGCTTTTTCTGATTCTTCTGCAATAGATTGTAATGCTTCTTTTGTTGTAATTTCTCCAGAACTAACCTTAGCAAGTAATTCATTAGAAAAAGCAGTTCCAAAAGCATTTACTAAAGATTCTTTTGTAGCAGTGGTTTGTTCTTTAAGTGCTAAATCTGCTTCTTTTAAAGCATCTGGTAATTTGTCTGTATAGATCCCTAAATCATAACCAGTACTAATTACGTCTTTAAATTCTTGTGCAGAAAAGCCTGCCGATTTAAAAAACACACCATATTCTGATAAACTATCAAAATACTCTTTATTTTTAATTTGTCCGGTTGTTAAACCATCTTCTATAGTTGCAAAAGCTTCATCATAAGAAATACCAAAATTTGTTACTAATTTTTTAGCGGTTGTTAAACTTTCTTCAAAACCAGCTCCATATACTTCTTGTAAAGTTTCTGCATTTATACGTGCCTTGTCTGCAGCGGCATCTGTTAAACCTGTAATAGCTGTAGTAGTTCTAATAGCTTCTACAACTGCAGCGTTATAATTTAACCATTCTTTAGCAACAAAACCAATACCAGCTAAAGCAGCAATAATAGCTCCAACAGGTGTTGCAATAAATTTCCAAGCAGCAGTAGTAGCACCTTTAATTCCGCTTTTTACACCATTAAACCCTTCTTGTACTTGTAGTAAATCTCCAGTTTTATAACCATTTATTAAAGTAGAAAAACTACCAGTAAACTTGGTTAATTCTTTTTGACTATCTGAAACACCTGCAGTGGTTAGTTTTGTATCTTCTCTAAATGCTTTTTGTGCGGTGGTAGCTTGCTTTAATTCTCCTTCTAATTTAGATACTTCTGCATTGTATTTTTTCCACTCTGGAGAACCTTCTACAGCTCTATTAGAAGCAGATCTAAACTTTGCTAAATTTTTACGTAAATTAGTAATAGTAGCATCTACTTCTTGTCCGTTAACGTATATTTTTAAACGTCTTGTTATATTATCTGCCATTAAAATCTTATTAGATTTGTTACTTCTTCTGCTCTAATTCCTCCAATTTCATCTGCTAACCTTGTAATAGCATTTGTTTTATCGAATAGTTTGGTAAAATGATTATAAGGTTTCATTGACATTGCAGCACCATTAGATTTTATACCTTCAAAACCATAATGTTGTTTAAAAATATAATGCGGTACAGCAATAGAAATATGATCTAAAGAATCAAATTTCATTACAGATTTTATAGTAGTATTTCTAAAAAGTTCTGAACCAGATTTAATATTTAAAACCCCTAAAACGCTTTTAATATCTCTACGTAAAGTTCTAGCTGCTTTTTGACCTGCTTTCTTTTCTAAATCGGTGTAATCTATAAAACTAACTTCACTCATTTTACCATAATTTATAGCAAGATGGCAATATATAGCAGCTAAAAAAAGGACATATAAAAAGCAGTATTTTTACATAAAAAAACAGATGGAAAATTTTAAATGGTATTATGTACCAATTTTAATTATGGTTTGGGTAATTGGAATGTGGTTAAATAATTATATTCATAGAAATAAGTATAAATAAAAAAACCACTCCGTTAAGAGTGGTTAAAAATTGCTATGAAAAAGAAAAAGTGTGTTCTTTAGAACGATATAAATATAATAAAAAAAACAATACAACTCACTAAATTCAGTCATGACTTAGCTGTTTAAACATTTAGTTGTATTGTTTTAAAACTGTATTAAATTATAATTAATAGATGGCCCAACAAAGAACCCATTTTGATACAAACCAAAACCTAAAGAAAAACCAATTCCGAAACGTTTTTTCTTTTCAATAAAATTAAAACTACTAAAATCTGCTACTTTTATTAAGTTATTAGAAGAAGTTATTTCTGTACTAAAATCTGACGAAAATAAACCTGTTGTCTTCATTCCTGTAATTGGTGTAATGGTTGCCTTAGCAAATGCATTTATATTTAAACCAAATTGGTTTACTTCTCCAGAAAAGGTATATGAAGAAGTTTTTTTGTAAAAGTTTCTGGTAAACTCAAAATTTATTGGTGTATCAAAAGGGATATCTACAGCATCGGCTTTAAATTCTATTTCTACCTGTAATGCATTGGCTATTTTTTTCCATTCTTTAGTAGCTTCTGCAAATTGCTTACTACTATCTCTAGCAGCTTGTAAATAACCATCTAATTCTTTTACAGTGCCTTTGTATGCTTTTTTTTCTGCTACTTCTAAACCTAATTTATTTGTAAAATACTGAATAGTATCTTTTTCTGCTAATTCGTTTAATTCAATGGTTTTTGCCAACTCATTTTTTCTAATGTATTGATTGATACAAATTATTGATAAAATAATAATTGCAGCAATTTGCAGAAAATTCTTCATACTAAAGGTTTTTATAATGATTCTATTTTTAAGCATACTTTAAATAAGCATCTGCTAATTTTGTGTCATACTTATTTTTTGCAAATCCAGATCCGTTATAGAAATAAGCAAAACGAGACCAGTTTTTATCTCTTAATTCATCATCTAAATTTCTTGAAATAATGAAATTTACAAACGCTTCTAATTGTGCTCCTTCACTTTTAAACATTGCATTAATGAAGTCTTGAATATTAGAGAATCCGCATTTATCGTAATTGAATCCCATTATTTGGAACTTTCCCCAACTTGCAGATTTTAAAGCAGCATCTCTATCTAACAGGACTGCTTTTTGTAGTCTATTGTGTTGGTTTTCGTTATAATAGGTCCTTATCCATTTTGGGTAACTGATATTTCTATTGATCCAATTGGTAAATTTCCCTTTAGTTAATTTATGAAACCAATGGCCCTCAAATAGTATTTTTGGTGTTCCGTTTTTGTTAAAACCACCTCCGTTACTTTCTACCAATGCAACTGCTTTAATGGTTGCAATATCACAACCAATTATTTCTGCAGCTTTTTTGTAATCTAAGTCTGTTAAGGTTTTCATTTTTCATAAACTTTTTTATCGTCCAAATTTTTATTTACTCTTTCTATAATTTCTTGGACGTTAGAGGGCAATGCTCGTGTAAACTCAAACCTAATAATATGGTAAATAATTCTAAACGCTTTGTTTTTCGGATATGCTAAGATTATGTTCTTCAATCCATTTTGGCAATAGACATAAACAAACACATAGCTTATGGTTTTGATGACCACTTTTGCAGATTCCTTATCTCCTAACGAATGCATTATAGATTGAATGACGTAAATAATAATTACGTATGTTAATAGCTCTAAAATAGCCTTCCAAAATTTAGAGAATGAGAAGTTTTTGCATTTAGATATACTAATTCCATCAGCTCTCATTCCGGACCAGATATTAAAAGCAAAAGCAATTACTAATGCTAATACAAATCCTCTAGTATCTGTAACTATTGCTATTAAAAAGCTTAATACCATTGAGCAGATTAACCTTATTTGTTCTAAAAATTTCATTTGATATTTATTTAATACAATAACGAGTATTGCAAATACTAATTTATAGTAATATTAAAAATATAATTAATAATAAAAAATCTTGTATGTAAGAAGGTCTTACAGTGTAAACTATATCTTCTACTTCTGAATTACCTTCACCAACAGCATCTGATTTTTCTTTTGAATAAGCTGCAACCAAAGATACTAAAGAAGGTATTAAAACTAAAGGTATTAAACCAATAGATAGACCAAAGAATACATCTATAGTAAATATTATAACTAATGCTATAACAGTACCTAATAATGACCATATTCTATTTCCCCAATAATAATGAGCTAACTTATCAGAAGCAGGGGTATTATCCCCCTGCCATTTTGTAAACTTTTCTAAAATCTGTTTCATCTTTACATATATTTATTTATTAATTGTTTTTACTCCAAACTATCCATCTTGAACCCGTGTAGAACAACTCTAATGTTGTTTGTTCAAAGTTAGCTGAATTAGTGTAGTATAATAACATATCTGTTGCTAAACCCGAACCACTAATGTCTGGTGCTGTTTCAACCTCTACAGTTCTACTTCCTAAAGATTTAACAATCTTAGTGTATAATGTTTCACCTGCATTAGCTCCTGCTATAGCTAAATAATCTCCTACAACAAAACCATTTGCAACACTCATAGTTACAGTTGTTGATGATGCTACAGTTGTACTTGTAACAGTTGTTAAACCAGTATCTTTAGTTAAAGATGTTATATTTGAAGAAGCTTCTTTATTTATTTTTAAGTGGATTCTTTTTCCTTGATAAACACTAGACCTATCTATATTAATACTATGTACATAAGGTGTTGCATCATCTCTATAATCTAAAAAATAGTTTGTGTACCTAGATGTAGTATAAGTTATATCTGACGTAGTACTAAATACAATACCATATTTATAAATTTCATCTATTTTATCACCCATTGAATTAACCCATTCATTACCCTTATTAAATACTGGGAAACTTTCTGTGTCGTAATACATTAAACCTTGTCTATCTGCATTTGAAAACCCAGTAGTATCAGGTCTATTATCAGAATCACCTACTGGTAATCTAAAGTAATTCTCAATACTAAGGTCGTCACTTTTAGCTAAAACGCTAACCCCTCCCATTGATATAAATGTACTAGACGAGTCCATTAAATACTGTGGTGTTGCTCCGTAAATATATGGAGGGTCTAAAAATGTAGGTTTTCCGTAAACTGTTAATCCGCTAAAATTATTACCTGATGGATTTGCCCCGTAATCCCAATCTTGTGCAATTAATACAGGTACTCCACATTGTTCAGCCCTAGAACCATAATGATTATTAAATACAGACTTTAAGAAAAAACCAACACCTGATGGTTCGGCATTACAACCCATAAAAGTGTTTTGGTTAGCTACGTTTGTAGAGTTGTCACCAAGCTCTTCATTACCCTCTTCTGAGAATCCAATTCTTGAACCGTTTGTTTTGCAGTTTATAAATGTATTTGCGTTAGCATCTTCTCTAATTCTAAAACCATATTCTACCATAGTTGATTGGTCGTAATTGAAAGTAGACGCAAAAGCGAACGCACCTAAATAATCAATACCACCATCTTCTATATTAACAGATGAAACCGCACCACTACCATCTAAAGCTAAAGTTCCAGTAAAACCACTACCAGTACCTACTACAAAAGCATAAGGTGCATCACCAGTATATAAGCCACCACTTATAATAGGAATATCTGTTATAACTCCGTCCACAATTACTGGGTCACCTAATACTGCATGAGTAGTTACAGGTACCCTAGTATTACTTTTACTATTAAATGTACCTAACACATTAAATGTATTATGAATACAAGGCGTATCAAAGAAACCACCATTTCTACTACTTCTGATATCAAAAGATATATAAGAAACAGATTTAACTTGTATTTGTGATAAATTACAATCTCTTATAAATGCACAATCAAAACCAATATCTGCTATTTCCTTACCAGCTCCACTCTGCCCAATTAACCCAAAATTACTAATATTTGCGTAACTAACACGTGATGTAGCCATTAACATGGTACGTCTTTCATCTTCTTTATCTACACCTCCCCAAATAAAGTTACTTTGATCAACACCATATCCGCTAAGATTTACGAAATCTTTTAAGATAATACTATCGCTTATTAAGTAATCGGCTTTAAGTAACTTTACGTGTTTGTAACTAGATATGTTAGCTAAATCTAATGCTTTTTGAACAGCTAAAGTATCATCAACAACCCCATTACCAACAGCACCAAACATTTCAGGGTATAAATCACCCGTAATAAATGTACCTTCTAATTCACAAGTTACATCTATTATAAATTCAATATCAGAGACTATTTTAGTATCATCACCTACTATTGTACCGTTTTCAAAAGAACCTCCTTTAAATGATAAAGTAACGCCTTCTGGAATTGATATTGTTTCACCGTTTAAATCATTTGCGTATCTAATCTCCCAAATTGAATCAGCATAAGTTAAAGGAATGTTTAAGAAATCAAAACCCTCCCTAATAATTTTATATCCTTTCTTTTTTGTTCCGCTATTCCTATTTGATATAATTAAACCACTACCTTCTGTAGATATATCATCATTATCAACAATATTAGAAACAACAGATGCATCTTTAACCCAAGCACCAGAAACAACCGACCAATTACCGTTTTTTAAAGGGTCTGAATCATTCGCCACTTTTGCAGGTGTACCGTTTATAGGGGTTGGAGATACTGCTAATAACTCAGCTTCTGTTTGGTATGTTATAGCACCATCAAAAACAGCGTTATCAAAAGAATTTTTTAAATCCTGAGACGTGCCTTCATAACCACCTTTATCTGTTTTATTTTGGTTTAAAATACGTATATAATCAGCGGTTTTTGCACCATCAAAATACTTAGTACTTTCAGGTAGCGTATCTCCTTCGTCTGCTTTATCAATTACTAAATCTACACTGTATTTAGTCCAAACACCATTTGTTAAATTAAATTTAACGTCAAAACCTTTATCTGTATCTGTTGGATCATAAACTAAACCACCACAGTTTGGATACGTGCCTTCTTCTCCTGGTCTGTAATCTCCAGCTTCTGTTTTGGTGTCTGCTATTAAAACAATTCCATTATAGCCACTTTGCAAAGAAGAAATAGCATCTTCATTAGATATAGACCTAATAGTATTAGCATCTATACCTTCTGCATGATTGTCTGAAATTTCCGCAACTTCTTTCCAATCTTCTGCGGTGCTTTCTTTATATCTGTCTACAGTTTCTACAGAATTTGTTTTATCATGTAAATAATTACTGGCTTTTTTTGATGTACTCATATTTTGTTGATTTTATAAACTAAAAGTGCTTTTGGTATTTTTAACTTTTACTACTGTTTCTGTAGTTTTAGGGGTGTAATCGTTAAATAAACTAGTGTTATCTTCTATTAATGCAATAGCTTTTTTAAAATATTCTTCTCCTGCAGTTAGGCGTTCTAATTTTAATTTAGCTAATTGTTGTTCTGATAAAGGATTTTGTTTATAACCTGGTAAATCATCCATTTGCTGATACATACCAGAAGCAGTTAATAGAAAAGAACCGCTTTCTACAGCTTTTGCAACTGTATAATGTACTTGACTAGCTTGCAAAAATTCTAATACTTGTTTTTGTATAGTTTCTTCTGCAATTTTTATAGTAGCAATAGTAGATGTATTTAAAACAGATGTAAAATATTGGTGGTGTGTTTCTAACATGTAGTGACGTAAAGCCAAAAACGTTTGTCTAGAGTTTGCAATACCAAACCATTTGTTAAATGTTTCTGTAGTTCTTACAAATAATTCATTAAAAACAGTATAACTATCTGTATTGGTCCAATTGATAAAAGTATCTGTATTGGCTTCCATAATTTTTAAAGAAGCATCTAAAGCCATTAAACCAGCGTCTAATAAAGAGCGTCTTAAATCTCTAATTTGCCACCATTCTGCTGCTTTGTAATCTGTACCAGAATTAACAGAAATTCCACCATCTGTAACTTGTACATTAGCTAAAGGCATGTATAAAAACCATGCTAAATTTGCAGAAGCTTCACAAAGCAACTCATAAACCTCTAACTCTGTTGGTTCTGTTGGTACAGTAGTTGCATAATCGTTATAAATAGAAGCACCAACTAAGTCTTTTACATACTTTCTGTCTGCTTGTTTTACATAAGGCTCTATACTGGCCCACTTAATATTTTTATTTACAGAAACATATTTCTTTATATCTTCTATGGATTTTAATAGTGTAGCCATTTATAAAATGTTTTGGGTTCCTGTTGGGTTCGCATCTAAAGTGGTTAGCTCTATATCTCCAAAACCACCTTCTAAATCTTCATCCCAACCATTATAATCTCTAATAAAGTACCATGGATATAAAGAAATTTCTCTTTTGCTTTTAAATAAACTGGTAAGGATAGAAAAGGCTTCTCTTTTATCGGAACCAGAACCGGTGTTCATTTTTCCTCCAGGAATACCGGCACCCAATAAACTTGGATCTACACCTAATGCAAACATAATTTCTGAATTTGCGGCACTTGCTTCTGGTAAATAAGCACCATCTTTAATTTTATTATCTATTGGTTCTACTTCTATACCTTTTACCCAATTTTGGTTTTGATCTAAATATGTTACAGATTGAATAGATTTTCCAGCGTTTTTATTACCAGACAGATGCGAGTCTATTGCATCTGTTAACTGATCTCTAATTTCCTTGCGTTTTTCTGGTGTGTAGTCTAGCCAATCTGCTCCATAAGTTCTTTTAAAATATTCTTCGGATATATGAACAACAAATTTTATATTTAATTGGTTGGTAAATAGCGCTTTTTTAAACTCGGGTATAGAGTTTGCAACGTCCATCCATCCATTATGAAAAACAGCGTGCCAATCTGCTTCTGGATAATAGGTTTCATTCATTAATGGATAAAAAGTAGGCATCACAAATTTGTGAATTCTATTTTTTTTGCAGTATTCTTTAATCTGTTCTGGCGACCAATAAGAGTCTATTACAGGTATTTTTCTTACATACTCTGAATCTACACTCATAGAAGAAGTCCAATTATGACAGAAATAAGCGTTCTCTATTAAACCGGTACTTTTATTAATTTTTTCGTAACGAACTTTAGATGCTTGTAATCTTCTTACAGAATGTATTTTAGAAAAATCTTTGGTTAAAATAAACTCTGGTTGTGCTAAATAGAACGTTTCTAAATCTGCAATGTGTTCATTCCAAAAACGCTCTAATCTATTTCTTTTAAAAAATGCTTTAATTTCTGGACCAACATCTTTTAAGGTTTGTATTTTCTTTTGAAGTTTATCATTATCATCTGTTTCTGATTTATAAAAATGAAAACCTTGACCATAATGTGTAGCTTTTAAAAAACGTAAACCAGCACCACCAGAACCGTTTAATCTTAATGCCTTTAAAAATGTTTCTGGATATTTGTTATCTGCACCCCAAAAAGAATATTTACCAGAAGTACTATCTTCTGGATTAATAACAGTATGCTTTGGTTCTTTTTTGTTTCCAGAAAAAGCAAATGCTGCACCAGATCCTAAACCAAAAGCAACGTCTCCATGACTTATAAAATTTCCCATTTAATAAATTACTTTTTGTCCGTTAAACTCTATTACAAACCGAATTCTAAATTTTTTCATTTCTCCGTTAGGTAGTTTTAGATTTCTGGTTTTATTAGCAAAATGATTTGGGTTTTTACGTTCCTTTATCACTCTTGGTTGCATGGCTCTTAAAGCAGCAACAGACGTAATACGCTCTTGCTTTTCTTTTGTTACCAATCTAGCTTCTGCATATTCTTTAAGCTTGCCACCTTTAGAAGTATATTTATTAAGAGTTCTAAATTTTATAGAAAATGGTACCGCTTTTCCGTTTTCGTCTAGCGTTTTCATTTTCTTTAAAACATCTTTCATGTATATATTTTCTGCTAACATATAGGCAAGATGGAGAAACATTACATCTAAAAAAAGGACATAAAAAAACCACTCTTAATAGAGTGGTTTTGATATAAATATTTACTTGTATTATCTAAAAATACTTAGATTTTTCGGTATGTTTTAAGGCTATTTGTTTTGGTGGGTAATTATGTATAATCTTAACATTGTAACCTTTATAGTAATTGTCTTTATCTAACAGATTTTTTATTTTATTAAACTCCGTTTGATTTAAAACGAACTCTAAAGCTTCTGTTTGTTCTTCTGTCTTTAAATTATTAGGTAACTGATCTATAATTTTATCTAAAACATTTTTTTCATGATTAAAATTGCCAAAGTATAGATTTTGAAAATTACTACACATTTCTTTATTGATATGTATATCTATAGGTTTAAAATTCAAATTATCTTTATTCCATAAAGCGTTTATTCTATCAAATTTATCTGATAAAGGTCTAGAATCCCTTTTACCAAAATCTACACCCATAATAAAACTGTTTTCTTTTTTCATACTCAAATATACAATATTTGCATCAGAATTAGAAACCACTGTAGTCTTACTAATTAAATCGGTTTTTGTTTGTTCTTTATGGTTTGATCCGTTAACAACCATAGCATTAATGTTTACCATAAACATTAAGCAAAAAAGTAAAAATATTTTTTTCATACATCTAAAATAGAGTAGTGGCAATAGTTAAAAAAGGACAATCTATTTTTAACTACAAATAAGATCAATGTCTGTCCAATCATCTGGAGAAACAATTAATGGCTGTTGTGCTGTAATTTCCCCTGTAAAACGGTAACCATACAACCTTTCATTAAAAACAGGACCTACTTTATGGTTTTTAACTTCAGATACTTTAAATCTATTAAAAAGAATATGATTTTTAATAGTTGCATCATGTCGCATACGTGCAATAATCTTATAACCAAAGGCTTCGGATAAATCTAACATTTCGTTTTGTTCGTCAAAATTGCCATTTTCTGGATTAAAATAAACAGTAAACGCAAAGGTTCTATCATTAACAGATTGGTTTGGCTTGCTTTTACCTAAATCACTTTCGTGGCTTTCTACAACCAAACAAGGGAAACTTGCATCACTTCTAAAAGCACCTTTAATTTCTGCTAAATCTATTCTAAAGAAATCTTCTAAACCAATTAGTTTTTCTTGTAAATCTTTAAAATATGCTATAATACTATTGTGTGAAATTGTTGCCATGGTTTTTATTTTAAGTCTCTAATATCTTTATCGTAAATGGCTAAAAAATCTGTAGCCAATAGATTTTGTGTTGTTATTAATTTAGACGGATCTCCTTTAATTTTATCTAAAATTATTTCTCCAAAAGGGGTGTATTTGCTTTTTAAAGTTGGTTGGTTTACTTCTTTTTTAGGGAAAATATTTTTATAAGTATCTATAAAATTATTTCGGCAACCTTCATAAGTATAGGCAATTGCTAATTTTGTTTTATAAGAAACATTTACAAAGTGTTTTGCATTGGTATCTACCAATAATTTGTTAAACCTCTGGCGTTTATCTGTTTCCTTTATAGAATTACTCTTTATCCTAAATAAAGTAGCACATAACGCGTTTAAATAAAGAATATTAAAAGAGTGTTTCCAATTATAATATAGAGAATCTGCAAAAGAGAATTCTCCAATAGTTACATTTCTTAATCTTAAATCTGGTCCATAATAATTTACACCTTTAATTTTTAGAGATGCATCAAACTTTGTTCTAGTATTTTTTTCAAATATAAATTTTGTAAGAACAGCATATTCTTTTGGTTGTATTTCAGAAAGAGCATATCTAATATTTTTCCAAGAATTATTTCTTAAAAACTCTTTAGCAATTGCAAAATATAAACGAGTTCTTATTTCTAACTCAGATTCTTGATTATCTTTAATTTCAAAATGATAACATTCTAATTGAAAACAAATGTTTTCTAATTGCTTCTTAGAAAGCTCATTCCATGAGGTTGGTAATATTAAGTGTATTTCTTTCATTTAACTGCAATATCTATTTAATAAATAATCTATAAAAGGACATAATCCTTATTCATTCTCTAAATAGATACAAGCTTTTACTGCATCTAAAAAATAAGGATCATTTAACCAATCATCAATTGTTGTAAGTCCGCTTGTTTTAATCTTAAATACTTTCATTACTTTAAATTTACAAAATAATACATTCCTTTTTCTGAATCTTTTTCACCAAAAGAAGGTGTAAACTCTAGCTCCTCCAAAACATTGTAAATATCCGTTTGATCAATCCATTTAGCAGGTAACACCTTAATAATAAATAGATGTAATTCTCCTAAAGTCTTCGGTTCTGCGGTTTTATCTGCAGAAGTAGCAGAATTAAATACAGAAGAAATTAGCGTTTTTATTTCATTAGAATAATCTGTTTTCATTTTCTTTTAATTTGGGTATTCTCATTTTTAAACATCTAATAGGTTAAAAATCAATTATATATGCTTTTTTATTATAATCTATTTTATCATTTTGCACTCAAAT